TATTCGTTAGTTATTGTTTATTAATATACACCATTTAAGATAGATTGTCAATGCTGGAATAGTCAACATAAAATAAATTTTGTGTGCCTTCCCACTCTGGTACGTGTTGATTAACGTTATCTTTTAGGTTTAAATCTCTATTTACCTTGTAAAATGTGGTGTTAGGGTACAATTTAAATAACTGCAACCATTGATTTACCCAATTATCGTGTGGTGTAGGGCTATTTTCGGGTGCCAGATAGTGTTTTGACCCTTTGTATATGTTATTGATTCGGTCTGTTTTTGATTTTAAATCGTGGCCTATCAAAAATACTTCTTTTGCCTTATATGTTTCACAAGCAACATAACCACTACTAGGACCACAAGCCCAACCTCTATCTTTACCCATAACATCTGTCAAACTAGTTGACTTATCTTTTTTAGGGTGTATCCAAGAAATCTTAATTTGTCCTACACTAATTTTTTTCTCTATAACTTCTTTATTCTTTTTTATAATATGTGCTAGGCCTTCTAATTTAGAACCGTGAAATACAAACTCTTCAGCCAGACCTTTTTCGTTAGAAGTAAATACGCCTTTGGTATTTTTAATTAGGTCTACATCTAATTCAGATATATTACCTTCTACCATTAGTTTATATAAGTGTACAGGTACTTTTGTCCAATCTCTAAAGTATGATGGTATTTCAAAACAAATACCACTATGGTATATTTCGTGCATAATACCGTGGTCTACTGAAACAATTGCGTCTGGTTTAAAATCTCTGTACAATGCATTACAACCCATAATGGTACCTAGTGGTCGTAATCTCTCTAAATCAAAACCTAATCTTGATTCACCATTGCCTATACAAAATGCTCTACTCATTTTTGTTCTATCTAGTTTATTTTGTCTTGACATTTTAAGACCAATGTTTAATATCTCTTCTTCTTTTGGCCACTCTTCATCAAAATATTTAGCCATAATAATAATTTACTAGTCCACTTGCAAATATAAAGATAGCAACACCATTTAACATTATCAATGCTCTGTCGTGCCACATCATACCTACAATTAACCAACCAGACACACCTATTAAATGTGTCCACATATTCCAAGGTTCTATACTTGATGATGTCAATACCATACCTGATAGTATTACTAAAGATGAAAACCATTTTACGTACCAAGATAAATCACCTTTTGGTGTTACCTTTTTAAATACTCTTGATGAATTTAATGCCTTGATTTTATCATCTAGTTTAGGTTTCCACTTATCATATTCATCTTTCACTTCTTTAATCATTAACAAATACCTCTTTCATAATCATTTTTGCTTCTGTCACATTAAAATTTAAAAACGGCTTAAATCTGGTAATCGTATGTGAGATTTTAGGCCATACAACTTTTTCATTAATATCTTTATCCCAATTTTTGAAAAACGCAAGGTGTTTATCCAGATAGATGGTGGTTTCGTGTTTAATTTTCCCTTGAATAAGTAATCGTAAGAGTCTAGGATGTTGTCCATTAGATACGCCCAAACCATCATCAAAAGAAATACGCTTGTTGCTAAAATCATCATTAATCCGTACGCAATCGTCCCTAAAGTGATATCTAAAAGACTCTTTATACTTTTTATATCTGGTGTAATTGTCAGTACCTTCATTGTTTAATAAATTTCCTATCCACTTGTCGCCATTAATAACAAAATTAGCAACAAAATAATCCAAGATATCTCGTTCATTAAATCGCTTAGATAACTTATGAAAAAAATATCTATCTTTTCTTTTAGTGAATGTATCCAGCGTTGCATTTGTTTTACCACCATATTTTATATAATCATATGTATCGGTTGTAAAGTGTAGTTTAACACCAAGATATACTTTATATACATCAAATCCACCATACATTAATGTTTATCCCTAGTCTCGCTATAACCATAATCCATAACAATACTTATAATAGTGAATATGACACCTAATGCTATTATTCCCCATAGACCTTTATCATACTCAACAAACAACATATGATATAACATTTCTAAGCCATTCATACAGGTAAAGTACCACCTTTCTTAATCTTAAGCATATTGGCATTTATAGCCTCAGCTTTGATTTTTTCTTTTAGTGATTTTGAGATTAATCTTGAAGTAGTTTCTACTTCAATGTTTTGAGATTCACAATAGTGTACTATTGCGTCAATATAAGTTATTGGTTTTTTTTCTTTAACTATATCGTTTATTTTATTTGTAAATTCTTTGCTATTCATATTATATAATATATCACTTATTCTATTAAATGTAAAGCGTGGTGTTTCTGTTGCCAAGTACACCACAAAACTCCGTCACCTATTAACTAGGCAGCAATAGCAAAATTTTCGTTGCCATTTAAAATTGCGTTTGAGTTCGCCAACTATTACTCTCTATAAAGTCTTTCAATACGAGTCGAACCTACCACACCCCCCATAAGCACATTATTTACAAAGGTCTTCGTACTTTGTAGTATGTAGTCTATGTTTACTTAAATCACCTTGGTGTTTGATAGTAAACAAATTTAAAAACCATTTTAACATACTAATCTCCTACAATGTGTTTATGGTGGAGGTGGTGGGAGTTGCACCCACGTCCTCTATACCTATTATACTCTACGTCAACAAGTAATTCTTTAAGTACCTAATTTATTCTTATAATTTAAATTAAAAGAATGAGATACTATACAACTTTCGGAACCTGATGGTGCCGTTAGGACTATCAAGTGTTCCTCACTGCCATTAGTGAAAGTGGTAACATAGTAAGCTGGTGGGTTATCTGCGATAGCACCCTCCCTCGCTATAGAAAATGTTTCAGGTTCAAAACCAAAGTCTTGAATATACTGATTTATAATTTCACTAGGTCCACATTGCGCTGGCAATCCCATAGGAGCTAAACCATAAATATTTTCGTGGTCAGCTTGGGCTGTAAACGCAATCACACTAAACAAAAGTGTTATTATTATTTTATGCATTATGCCTCCTATAAGGACTTAATTAGACGAGGCCACTTGATTAATTTTCTAGCTTTGTTTTATTAAGTTCTTCATAATATTTATAAAAGTCCTTAATAGCTTTTTCTAGTTGTGACAAGTATTCTGATTTTTGTTTTACAAAACTATTACAACTACCATCTTCGCCTGCTTGTAGTACAACAATTTGTTCTATCGGTTTACCGAATAGCTCTTCATACATAATTGCATAAGCAGAACATTGTAAGTAATATGATTCATTCCAACTATCAATACGTTCTTTGTTTGCTGTTTTGAAATCTATTACTGATAATTTACCATTGTACTCTGCAATACAATCAACTTGACCAGCAAGGGTCAGTTTGTGTGAGTACATAATCTTTTCAAGACAATGTATATTATCAACTTGGTCTAGGTATGGTTTCATCAACTTAAACATACCATTTGGTAGTACGTCTTTAATAGTTTGTTGTTGACCTTTTAAGTATTGCTCAACAAGTGTGTGTGTTGCTTTACCTCTACGTGCCGCTCTGGCCATTTCCCATTTGGCAGCCTCTTCACCAACATTCTTACGCCACTTTTCTAGGCCTGCTTTCTTTTGAATACCTAAAATTGTGGTTACAGATGGATAGTGTTTGCCATCTACGGCATAAAACCTAAAACCATTCTGATTCATTCCCTTTGTATTTGGGAATTTACTCTCATCTAATTGTATAAAATTCTTCATTATATTGTTCCTTGCATATAGTTTAGTAAGTATGATAGTGCTGTAATAACTCCTACAACACTACCAATACCTATTAAATATCTTAATATCGTGTTTTTCATATGTTCATTATATACTATTTTATTATATTGTCAAGCCTAAATTGAGCGGTGTTTCATTAATTCGTCATTAATTTTATTACGTTCTTTCAAGCTTGCCGCCTCTTTTTCATCATTAAGACGTTTAAGGTTTCAAGCTAATGCTTTGACCCTATCTCTTAATCTTTCTGCTCTATTACCAACTTGTTTTGCCCAACGGCTATCCATCATTTCTACTGCCGCTGTTGACCAGTTATTGTCATTTACAGCTGCAACAAATTTTTTGAATTTTGCAAGTCTTGGAGCTCCCATATTAAAGCACATATTTACAATTACCTGTTGTGCTTCTTCAGGTAAATCATCAAGGTTAGGAAATACCTTTTTTGATTCATCAATATACGTTTGTACGTCTGAATCAAATACACTATTCACTCTATCCTCTGATACAGGAGTACCTACTGGTGCTCCATACTCTTCATCACCCGCTACTACCAAATGGCCAATGCCAAAAGTTTTGTAACCTAGGTGGTCATCATAGACTTCAAATTTTACGCCTTCGTCTATTTTTAGTTGTTCTCTTAACTTATTAGTATCCATATTATCCTCTTGTTAATTTGAGTAATTTCTCTATCTGAGCCTTAATTATTGGCGCTCTGTTTGGCCAATGTATATAAGGTTCGTCTGACTTCATTAAGTTATATAAAAACGGTAAGATAAGTTTTTCTATATCTTTAAACTTGCCTATCGTTTCTTCATCACTAATTTCTTTTGTGATGGTTTCTTTTTCACTTACTATTTGCATTATCTCATTCATCATACTTTTGATTGATGAAACGTCACTCTTTACTTTTGATAATTCTAAATTCTGATTGTCAATTGCTTTTGGGTCTATACTTGGTTCTGCTTTTGGCATTTCGCCAACAGGTGTCATACCCCAATCATCATCAAGGTCAAATCCACGCATAAAATCTGGTATATCTTTTGCCATTATTTTCCTTTTCTTTTACGGTGTTTTTCTATAACCTGTTTTGTTTTGATTTCTTTAATTGACTTCTTACCATATCGGTCAGCGAGAGCACTTGTAGGATGTGCCTCTGCTATTCTTTGCAAATTGTCTTTCCAACCTGAATCATTCTTGATACCTCCTGTACCACTAACTATATTTATCTTTGTAATAAGTTGTTTAATGTGTGGATTTTGTTCTAAATATGTCTCTCTATCAGATATAGACATATATTCATCAAACACTTTACCAGACTTGGTATTCTCAAATGTATATGTTGGCATTAATAACTCGCTACTACTACAAAAACTAGAGCACCTATAAAACCTAAAATCAAAACGTGATTACCTAGATTCAATAAACTTTTACCAACCGTATTAGGGTTTTTAGGGTCTATAATGTTATTCATTACTGCTGACTCTTGAATGGGTCACTTTGTTCAAAGTAAGTTTTAATTACTTCTAACTGGTCGTGATACTTAGCAATAACTTCAAGTTCTTTTTCAACTGCGTCTAATACATCAGGATGTTCACCAACTCCAGCGGCGTTCTTCAAGTATATCTCAACGTTCATTGAGTGTTTTTTAATATGGCCTTTGGCGTGTTCTTTAATCGCCTCAATCATATTGTCTCTGTTATATTCATTAATGTTTGCCATTTTTTTTCTCCTTTAATAATCTACCATAATTTGGCCATCCGAATTTATCTGGTGATTCGTCTGTATATCTCCAACGTATAACACCTGTATTAGGATTTCTTTCAAATATTTTAGGCCTAGATATATTGTTCTTCTTCGTTGCCATATATTTTACCTTCTTTGTACCAATCTGGTACTTTTGCTGGACTTTTCCACGTAGCAAATCTTTTCTTCTCTAGTATATAATAGTTTCTATAACTAGCTACTGCGTCACCATCAACTTTGCAATATTCAGGCATTGCTGGTTTAGGGTCTGTTGCAATTTTATTATATTTAGCGTTTTTAGGTGGATGTTTTAATATGTCACCTAGTTTATCAATAGTCAAATGATTTTTTGTATGATTGTATCTTTTCTTGTATTCTTCATTAAGAGCCATCATATGTTTATATAACCAAATATAGTTGTAAGCAGATTCAAATAACCATATTGTACTAGGGTGTTTTACCCAACCTGCTTTGTATAAAATA